TTAGCAAGGTTGAGCGTGATGGCCGTGCTGGAGTTTGCTGTGAAGCGCGTCTCCGTGTAGTTGGTCACCGTAGGGTTGGTCAGCACCGAGCCAGAGGGCAGCGGAACAGCGCTAGCGAACGACACCCCGGTGTTGCTTACCGTCAGTTGAGTGACGCCAGCACCTTGCAGCGCCAGCACACCAGAGGCATCGGCGGTGACGACTGCTGCGCCGGTTACGGTATCTGCGTTGATTGTTACTGGCATGTCGCCTCCTTACGGCTTGGGGTACTTTGCTTTGACTGCCTGCACTTGGGCAAGCATAGCCGCTGCGGCGTCGCCGCCTTTCCACAAGGCATCAAGCTGGTCACCAATAGGTGGGTACTCAGCAGCACGCTGGTACTGGTACTTGGTAGCCTCAAACTTTGCTGCGGCTGCGGCCTTCTCGGCTTCCTTGGTAGCACGCTCTTCAGCAGTGTACTTTTCGATGATGTCCCACTGCTGGGTCCACTTGCCATCCACCTGCTCGGGTGGGATTTGCACAGCCTCTTGCCACTCAGCATCGTATTGCGCCGGGTCGCTGAAGTGCAGCTTGGCATAACCAAACTGGGCCAGCGTAGCCTCGTCGATGGGCATTGCAAAAGAAGTGTTCGGGTTTGTCGCCTGAACGTGGGCCTCAGTTACGGGCCATTGCGCCGGAGCGCCGTTTTCAATTTTTACCAACATGATTTATCTCCAAAAAATTAAGGTGTACCAACGTCAGTGGATGGGAATTGGCGAGTGAGGCCGGGCCAGACAATTCGCACTGCGCCAGAGCCGCCGCGCCCTGCAACGGAATTACCTCCCATGTAACCACCACCACCCCCACCCCCAAAATTTCCGCCCGCCCCTGCTCCACCAATGTTTTGTGCCGAGTTGACACCGCCCTGACCAACTTGTCCGCCAGAGCCGCCACCGCCCCCGGTATACGCATTCGATGGAGCGCCAGTTCCACTAGTTCCAGAGCCGAAAAGACCAACGCCACCACCGCCGCCGCCTTGATACCCGCCACTATAAAAGGCGGCTGTGCCACCACCACCGCCCCCACCGGAACCGGTGCCACCCACGCTGTTTACAGTGCCCGCGCCGCCAGCCCCAGAGTAGCCACCAGCGCCACCGCCGCCATAGCCATTGCAATTGCCTCCAGAGCCGCCTGTGCCTGCTAACACAGTGCCCCCGGCCCCGCCAGAACTGGCTGGTGCGCCGCCGGAAGCTGCAACCGTGCTTGTGTTGATGAAAGACGATGTTCCGCCGGTTGTGGCATTTTGACTTGTGCCGGAAGCTCCAACGACCACAGTGTACGAAGTTCCGGGCGTGACCGAAATGTTGTTTGCATAAGCAAGTGCGCCGCCACCGCCACCATCCATGTGCGTGCCACCAGCCCCCACGACAACCGCACTGACAGAGGTAACCCCTGCCGGACACACCCATGTGTAGGTGCCCGGCGTTGCATAAACTGATTCACCACGTGACACTAGAGTTTCTCCTGTTGTATTGGATGAAAACATTATTCACCTCAAACGGTGTAGTTCTGACCAGCGTTGCTACCAAGCCAGTTAGAACCGTCAATGGCTGTGAAAACAAACTTGTCCACACGGTTGGCCGTGCTGGTCAATGTGGGTGCTGTAGCTCCGGGCCAGTCAACGGACGCAGGCCATGTCACCGTGCGACCGCCAGTACCGTCTTGGCGCTGGATCAGCATGAATGACAGACCCGCCACAGGTGTGGGAAAAGTGTAAGTGCAGTTGCCTGTCAGCGTTAGATACTGGACCGTGCCGCCTGCGAGGTTGATCGTGTAAGCAGTGCCAGTGTTGGCGGTAACCACGGTTTCCTTGTAGTTGCCAACCAGATCAAACTTGGCTTGCGGGGAGGTTGTTCCAATCCCCATGTTTCCTGCGCTATCAAGGCGCATGGCCTCCACGCCACCTTCTGCAAAAGCAATGGTGTCAGCAGCGGGGAAGAACATCCCAGTGTTGGCGTCGGTGCCACGAACAGCGGGTGTTGCTGCTGAACCGTCAACGTCCGACAAGCCATCGGTTCCACTTAAGATTAAAGACATGTTTTACTCCAAAGTTGCCAACTCAGATTGCAGTGCGCTGATCTGTGACTGGATTTGATTCTTGCGATTTTCGCGCTGTGCAGCTTGCTCGGCAAGCACCGCATCAATTTCTTCTTGAGTAAACGGCACGACCTGCTTTACGGACACCACAACACCATCACGCACTGTCAGCGTTTCAGCGCCGTAGCGCTCGTACTGACCAAGCGCAGGGGACTCATCGACCTCAGGCAACCATGCGCAATCAGACACACCCAGAGCAGGGTCGGTCCACGACAGGTCTTCCAAGGACACGGGTGCGAGCCCCTGCAAGAATGCGGGAAGAGGCTCGCGAATAGCTGTGTTGTGTTGAATTTTGATCATTGTGGTCTAAAAATAACAAATCCAAGCTCTTTAAAGGAGGTGCTGTTGTTGTTGTCGTACGTTATTCCCAAAAACGCCCTATCATTTATCCTTGATTCTTTTCCAGCAAGATCGACCCCATAGTCGCCTGTAACAGTGTTTGATTCATTTCTGTTTATGTAAGACGCGGAGACGTAAGGCGTTACAGCGATATTTCTATACCCGGCAGCAGACGTGGCAGGATATTCAATGAATTTGGTAATTAAGGGGAGGGCAATCTGGTTCACACCGCTTGGGTCGTTTGAATATGTTCCAAAAGGGTCTATTGCCTGCATCGTTTGAGAATACGAAGTCGCAAGTGCCCCAATGGAAATTACTGATCCATTGGTTTGGATAAACGGCAGCCCCACAGCGGGGAACTTGATGTTTGATGAGAATTCGTCTCTCAAATTTCCACTTGTCCCAACGGTTGTTGGGGCGCGGTTGGAGTCCAGCAAGGCAGTGGCGCGAAAAGAAGTCGTCTCCCCGCCTATACCAGTGACGCTGACGGCCAATGTGCTGCGGCTTGTTTGAACAAAAATCGAACCAAGCTGTGTGTAGCTCGCTGTGCTATATGTCCTGTTTAAAGATGTAAAAGACTTTGCTGTTCTGTTGAACGTGGTAATGACTACCGCGCCCGAACCAGTAGACCCGGCGATTATCGAACAGATAATGCGCCTGTTATTTGAGATGTCTTCGTAGTATGCAAAGGCGACGCTAGTGGTGGTGGTCCCTACAACGTTAAGGTTGGCCAGCACATGAGTATCCAGCAGGGTCAATGACGCATCATAGACAAACGCCATAAGCACTGGTTGTGACCCGCTCATTGTTGCCCTACGAATTAGCGTTCCGGTGCCGTCCCCGTTGTCAATAATTGCGGGAAACGAACCAGTGCTGTTAAACATGTAGTTAGAAACGTTGGCAGCGCTTGCGTAGCTGTTGCCTGCAAAAGTACCACTAGCGATTGTCCCGCTGGCGGGTGGAGTAAAACTTGCAGTAATCTGCGAACGACTTAGGGTGACAACATTAATCGATGCTGCCGTGTCGTTCGGGCAAAACGGCTGAATATAGTTGTCGCCAGACATAAACCCACCGCCCGGGTTGCAGCGAAAATTGCGAGTATTATTGTCGCCAATCGTGTGGGTGTTGCTGGAAACAGCAATTCCAGAAGCAGTCACCTCAATGCTTTTTAAAAGCGTTACGTATGTCCCAGAAGTGTTCATGGTGTAATAAGGGACAAGATACCTCGTTTGCGTCACCTTGGTTAAGGATGAAACGGCATTAGGGTCACCAAAAGCTGCGTTCTGGATGCTAGCGCTTGTTGTGCTGTAGAGCGTAACCTTGCTTGCTGAGTCTTGAACAAAAATTGTGCCATCTGGCAAATCTGTTGTAGCGGCAGCAACAGCAACAGTCCTGCGTGGCAATCCCCCCAGACCGTTACCGACCCTTGGGGCACCGTACATTCCGTAGGGATACGTCATGGCATGTTCCTATCAGTAGTTGCTGAACTCAGCGCGGAACACGATGCCGCCAGCAAGAGCCACCTGAGAGCCGACGTAGAGGCGGTCACCAGCCTCAAGGCGAAGCGGCGTCACCTCGTTGTACAGCGTGAACACTGTCTCGGGTATAGCGGTGGTTGTTGCCATCGTGTACGCAGCCATAAGCTCTGAGTCAAGCAAGCGCTGTGTCGTGCCGCCGTCTTTACTCAGGAACACCACCAGCGACGATGCCGTCACGGTAGCGCGAGGGATCGCACTCAAGCGGGTAAGGATTGCGCCGTCGGAGCCAGCAGTGACCAGCAGAACCGTGTTGGCAGGTGTGTCTGTCAGCGTAGCAACGCCAGTGACAACAGCCGTGGCGGTCTTGGGAGTTTGCGCAAAGGGGGCGGTGAATGTATTTGGCATGATCTAGTCCTCAGAAGTAAAGTGAAACAGCTTGCACTTGGGCAAGGGAAACGTTGTTGGAAAACGGCGCAACACCCGAAACTGCGCCAGTGAATGTGGCAGTTCCATCTACGTTCAAAGTAAGCACTGTAGTTGTGCCGTTGACCCTGAACACCAAATTGCCGTTGGTGTCGCCTGTACTGACAAGCGCGGTGCCGGTTGTAGTTCCTGCGGAAATAATACTCATGTTCGCCCCTTAAATGATGACCCAGCGTTGGCCACTGGAAACTGTGATGGCGTAGCCGTCTGAAATTGTCATAGGCCCCACAGAGAAACCGTTCTGTCCGGCAACGATGGTGTAGTCCTGCGATATTACGTCGTTATTGACATAAATTCCACCCCCAGCCGCTGCACCCGTGCTGGTCCAGCTTGGGTTTGTACCATCGGTTGTGAGGTACTTACCTGCGTTACCCGCTTGGCTTGGAATACCTGTTGCAGAAGCCGCCCATGCGGGAGCGCCGCTTACAACCGTAAGCACCTGTCCGTTTCCACCTACGGTAGTAAGTCCTGTACCCCCGTTGGTGGGGGCAAGCGTACCCGCCAGCGTGATCGTGCCAGAAGAAGTGATCGGGCCACCGCTGGTTGTCAAACCTGTAGTGCCACCCGACACGGCAACGCTGGTTACTCCGTCGGCAACGCTGGAGGCTACCTTCACAAAGTCCGAGCCGTTCCAAGCAGCTACGCAGCGCTCACCAACAGCAATCGTAATACCTGTGGTTGGGCCTGTACCGCGCAGAACAATGGAGCCCGTACCTGCGTTGATGACGATGTACGCCTTGCTACGTGCAGGGGCTGTGATGTTGCGTGTCGTGGCCCCGTTACTGGCCGTCCAGAGAATGATCGCCTGACGGGCTTGGTTGGCTGCAAGTGCGGTGGTGCTCAGTGTGACATCTGTGTCAACGCTCAATATGGTGGTGCCCGCTACCGCAGTGTCCAGCAAGGATGTGATCGAGTCGTTGACAACATCGCCCCATGTGCCGTCAAGTTCGCCTTCAACTGGCAGGGCCAGTCCGAGCAGCGTGGTATTTCCTGTTGTCATGGCTATCCTTTACACGACCAGCCAGCGCTGACCGCTTGGCACTGTGAATGACGACCCCGAAGCGATGGTGATGGGGCCAACACTGAATCCGTTTTTACCAGAGGTCAACGTGTACGTCCCTGTAAACGTTGTGTAGTTCTCCGTTACAGCCCCCGCAGCAGCAAACGAAGCATACGCCGCTGGGTAAGACACAAACACGTCTTTGGTTCCTGCGGAGAAGTTTGTTTTTGTCGTGCCCCCGGCACTGGAGGCCAAGACCGTATCGCGGGACAGTGTTGTGCCTGATGCTGTGTAGGTTCCGATGCCTACTTCCCATTCCGATCCTGTCTGCGACGCAATGGTGTAGTACGTGTTGTTCCCGTTACCAATAGCAGAAAACGACTGAAACCCGGTAGACGCACCGAGGAGCGTGACGGTGCCTTGACCCGTTGTCGTGGTCGTCTCCTTCACCCGGTCTCTTACAACAAATGGCATAGTCTATCCTTACACGGTCATCTCAACATCGACCCAGTTAGGCGTCTGTGAATCGTCTATATTTTGCCAGTTTGGTGTCTGGCTGTCATCAATTGTGGACCAATTAAAGTAATTAACAGCCCCAGTTTGGCCCCGCGCCTGAACGCCAGTCAGGGCTACTGTCCTACTAGCACCAACAGTACCCGCAAAGCCAAAAGCAACGACGCTATCTTCCGTAGGTCCGGCTCCGGGGGTTGCAACACCTACAGCGCCTGCTGCCTGCACACCAGTAAGAGCAACTGTACGCGAGGAACCTAGCGTGCCTACGTCACCCCCGGACACAACGCCATCGGCAATGGGCGCTGCCAACACAGTGCCCACTTCTCCCAAAGCCTGAACACCGGACAAAAACGCCGCGTAAGCAAAATCCACAGTACCGACGTCGCCAGTAGCCTGTACGCCGGTCAATGCAACCGTGTGGCTGGAACCTACGGAACCTACTGCGCCATACGCAATAACGCCATCTTCTTGTTCGGTTACTGTAGCTGTGACAGTGCCTGTTCCGCCGGTAGCAGAAACGCCCGTAAGCGCAATTGTGCGCTCAGCTACTGAGACCGTGCCTACCGCACCGGCAGCTTGCACGCCAGTTGAGGGTTCGGTAAAAGTGGGGGTTACATTTCCAACCTGCCCATACGCCTCAACGTGGACGATTGTCGCCCCAATCCCGTACTCACCAATCCCGCCTGCATCCCCGTACGAGTCTACCCCAGTCAACGCAACCGTCGCAGACCGGGCTACGGAACCTACCTCACCAGAAGCCGAAACCCCTGTCGGGGTAACTGAAGTAACTTCGGTAACAGAGTCAACTGCACCAGAAGCCTGAACGCCGGTTATCGCAACAGATATAACGGGCGACGCAACTCCTGCCGCCCCAGACGCTTGAACGCCAGTAGCAGCCTCAACAATTAACTGCCCCGCAAGGGAAGAAAACGGGGCTTCTGAGAAGGCGGCAATACCGAACATTGGCTACTCAGTGGGCGAACCCACCGCCCCTATTAGGTTGTAGCCAAACGGATCAGCGCAGTGCTCGTAGTGTTCGAGGGCATCGTCAGTGTGAAAGTACCGGCGGTCACGGTTTGCGAACCGAAGGTGTGTACGCTAACAGCCCGGTTGGACTTCGACGAGTTGTAAATCAGCACTGCGTCAAACGCAGTAGCCAACGTCACGCTGGTGTAAGTAATCGAAGCCGAGGGGGTCCAGTAGGCCACACCCGCAGTGGCGGAAGTGTTGGTGGCTGCTGGAGACGTGCCGTTTGTCACGTTTACGCCACCTGCGGTATAGCCTGCGCCGGTGACTTCACCTGTTGAGCTATACGCAGTAGTCGAAGCGTTCACTGTGGCGGATGCCAAGTACAGCGCGGCTTTGAATGTATCGCCCGTACCCGTGGTGAAGTTATGGACGCCTTCCAAAAGCTCTTCCATAAACGTTGTGCACATTGCTTGTGTGTTTGCCATGATGGCTCCTTCAGTTAAAAGACGCCGCCTCGGCGGACAGTGTTATAGCCTTTTTCAACGCCACATGCGCCGAGCGGTGAACCAACTCGCCTTCATGCCAGTACTCCACCCAAGTGGTGTACTCGTTGTCATTATCGACGAAACCCTCTTTCTTCTCAAGTAGGGATTCGTCCATATCGCCTTTGGTAGTTGTAACCAGAGCCATATCGTCCTCGTCAGTTTGAGCTACGAATTAACGCGGAATTCGCGCCGTTCGTAGGCATCGTTATTGTGAAGTTAGCAGACGTTTTGTCTGATCCGAAATCCAGTACGGCGATGGCCCGGTTTGCCTTGTCCGCGTTGTAAATCAGAGCACAACGGGCAGTCACTGATGCCCCAAACACAACGTTGTCAAAATTGACATACGCAGTGAATCCTGATGAGTCGATGGTAATGCCGGTCATGACTACCCCACCCGCGACATACCCCGTGCCAGTCACTTCATTGCTGGTGGTATACGTCGTCGTGGACTCGTTGAGGTTTGCCTCAGCCGTGTACAAAGCGATCTTGATCTCGTCCGTTGCAAGATCATGGATGCCTTGATAAAGCTCCTTCTTGAAGCTCGTCGTCTGGGTCTGAAGGATATTGCTCATGACACAGGCATCCGGTACTGGCCATCACGGTACGCGTCCATGCGCTGCTTACCGTCACCAAGTTGTTTGAGCAGGCTGATCGCTTGCAAGTACAGCTTCTCGTAGTTCTTCACGTCAGCGTCTTCGCCCTTCATGTAGCGGATTGCTTCAATCAGCGCGCCATTAAGAAGTGCAGAATCAAAGTTGTCGCCCAACCACGTAGTACCCGCCGTCACAATCGACTCAGGGTAATAGTAGTAGTGCAACTCAACCTTGTAGTTGACATCGGGGGTAGGGCCAACGATGAACGTCAATTCGTTGACGTTGTTGATGTTGGGGCCAAAGATAGCGTAGTGCTTGGGCTTACCAGTAGAGGCTGGGTTTGGATACGCTTCACGAATGAAGTTGACATCCTTGTTCAGCAAATACAAGTAATCCCCGCTACCACTGGCGGGGTAGACGGCAAGGCTGTACACAGACAAGAAATCTTCTGGCGTAGACAAGTATTTGTTACTTGCCTGCAAGTTTCCGGTCATGTTCTTGCGCAAGTTAGCCAACTGCACCGTGTTGTAGATTTTCTGTTCAGCCTGCTGGGTGAACATATCCAAGGCGCTATCTGGAAAATCGTTTTCGCAGATGTCCTTGATATTCTGTTTCAACTCGGTGTAGTTCATCGCTACCTCTTACGCCATTGGGCCACGCGCCATCTTACCCTTGGTCTGGGCTTTACCACCACGCACCTCGATGCCGGTAGTTTTGGGGCCGGGGGCCGGGCGGCTGTACATGTTGCCAACCGCCATACGGACGGTTTGGACAGAACTCATGTCAGGGCCAGAACCGGGGTTCTCAGCCACAGACACGCTCTTGCCGGTCATCGTATGCGGCTTGGCATACGCCGATGCAGGTTTGTTGTTTACCATGATTAGCCTCGCTTCTGTGCAGCTACCTTAGCCAAGTTGCGGCCAAGTTTTTTCATATCCGCGTTGGTCTTGCCGGGGGTATCCTTAGCAGGGCCATTCTGGATTGGGGCAGTTTTTGATTGCTGAGTCGCCATATCTATCTCCTTTACGATACCGTAACTGTACCAACACTTGTGACGCCAACCAAGTAGTTTGGTGTGAGCCCCACATCATTCATGCGTGCGCCACCCACCGGAGCCCAGCCCCACTGGATGTCCCGAGAGCCACCTGTCAGGCTACCTGCGTTATTCACACCTGCGGTGACGTAGGTCGTATCGCGGCGCGGGTTGCGCAAGGCTTGTGGGTCGTCCACAGGATACATGCCCAACTGCAACTGTGGCTGGTCAGGGTCCCAGCACTCATTGCAAACCAGCACGTTGTACTGCTTTGTCTTGATAATCTCTGTCTTGAGTTCTTTCAGCTTGAAGCGGAACCCACAGCGATCACATATCGCAATCGCCCATTTACCAGAGGCGTAGCGATTACCCATTACATGCCACTCCCGATGAAGCTACGACGGGGCACAAAGCGCACAGCAGCTTTCTCCCGGTCTTCGCCAGCGGCCAAATCAAACTGCTCGTCGTATGCGGCCTTGAGCATCTGCAAACGCGGTGCAAGCTCAGGCACCTTCATGGCGATGTAGTAGGCCAGCCCCGCCACAACACATGGCAGGAAACGGAAATTCATGTCCGCAGTCTGTCCACCGGCTCCGGCATCCTGTACACGGCGCAGGCGGTAGTAAATCAACTGGTACGACTGGGAGTTATCAGGTGTGAGCCACAGCGTCACACATGGCAGGTTAGGGTTGACGATAGCGTCGCCGTTGAGGTGCGCAGTCGCTGTCGTGTTGTTTTGGCCACGGAACACCCCACCCAGCGTGTTCCCGCTGATCGACCCGTATGCGATGTCCTCAGCACCAATGCGGATGAAACCCGCGCTGGGCAATCCGGTGGTTGTGGACAACGTGATGGTGGTCGTGGTGGAGTTGATGGCCCCTACCAGTGTTGCATCTGTGGGGGAGGCCACGCCGGACAAACGTTGAATCCAAATCTGGATTGGGCGTCCGGGGGCCAGCTTGTTGGGGATCGTCGCGTATGTAGAAACGCTGATACGCGTGATGGTCAGATCGGCCTGTGTTGAAGCATTACCCGCACCGGTGCGGATGACATGCTCCAGCAGGTCAATCGTGTCCAACGGCAGTGCGTATGTATTGAGGCCGGGAGTCAGGGGGATGGTGCCCTGCTCGATAGTCCACATGTTGATGCCACGGTTTTGCCACTCGATGGTCATCAAGTTCATGGAACGACGTGCGGTGCGCAGGTCATAGCCAGAACGCATTTCACGGCCCGCACGCTCCCACGCTTCCTCGGCGATGTCCGTGAAGTCCAGTGTGAAGTCGGTAGAACCGGATGTGCTCATTTAGCGAAACCCCGCTGTTTTCTTGGCTATGTTCTTGGGCTGGGCTACAAACTGTTTGCCCGCTGCCTTACCAGTACGTTTAGCCCGGGTTGTGGCTGCGTACTCAGCGGGGGTCAAAGATTTAATGGCCGCTTCAGGCAAATAGCGCTCCCCCGTCTTGCTTGACGGTTTGCCGGACTTGGTACGCCATTTCTGGTCTGTCCAATCCTTGAGCGACTTCTGCGGCGTTTTCAATCTTTGTACCCCCCACCCTTGGACTTGTACTGCTTGGCCAACAACTGGGCCTTTCGGGCGCTCCACTGGCCTGCGGCAGTACCCTGCACAGCCTGCCCTTTGATCTTCTCAAAGAGCGACTTGCGCATGCCCGGCTTGGTGTAGTTGCCCGCCTCATTGACCTTTGACTTGACGGCCCCGCCCTCCGCATAGAGGGTGAACTCGTCGCCGTCCTTACGGCGCTTGGTTACACCGTTGTCGTTGAACTTGTCACCATCTTTGCGGTGCATGATTTTCCCGCTCGGCATCTTGTCCTTGCGGAGATCACCCATACCACGGCTGGCCATCATGATGTCACCTTACAGCATCTTGCCGCGTGTGTGACCACGCTGGGCGCAACCATCGGCGCGCTTTGCAGCGGAACCCACTTTGCCGCCCGAAGCAAAACGCTCAGGGCTAGGCATGGCCTTGTCGTACGCCTTGGTGGCGGCGTCCTGCGCGGACTCATCCGCAGCCTCTTTAACCATGGCTTTGCGGCGCTCCCGAATCTCGGGGGTGACCACATCGTCCAGAGTCATCTCAGGGCGGCGAGCTTTGTATGCTTTTGCAGCTTTGGGGGTCATCGGCATGGTAGCTCCTTAGCAGGCTTTACCACCCATGGCCATCTTGACCATGGTGCCTTTGGTCTTGCCCTTCTTGGCAATACCGTCAGCAGCTTTGTGGCCAGCAGCCAAACCGCCGGATGCGTACTTCACCTTGCCGCCGGACTTGAGTCCTGCATGGGCTTTGGATGCAGGCATAGCAGCATGCTTACCTACGGCTTTTTTGATCATGGACTTGTCCATTTTCACGTCTTCGTGTTTCATATCGCCACCTTTAGAAAATTTGCGGCCCTTGTCCGCGTTGGAGAACTCTTTGCCCACGGACTGTGGGACGCCTGCTTTCTTGGCAAACGCTGGGTTATTCGCCACAGCCGCCATGAAATTGTGCTGCTTCTTGCTAACTGAGGGCACTGCGCTGCTCCTTCATGAACTCATCGAGTTTTGCATCAAGGCGGTCAAGCCGCTGGATTACGCGATTCATGTCGTTGTGCATGTCCATCTTGGCCACAAACTTCTCGGCATTTTCTTCCCGAGTCTTGCTCAGCAAGATGGACAAGCGCTTTACTTCGTCGTGGGAAATCTTTACCCAAAACAAAAGTAGCGCTGAAGCAAACGACAAAACGGTATTCCAGACTGGCAATTCCATATCAGCAGTTCCATGCGCGCAGGCTCTTATTGATCCTGCTGTTGGGGTCCTTCTTAGTCTTCTCGGATGTCAGCTTCTCTTTCATACCGCTCATGCGGGCGCAGAAGGAGTCGCGGCGTCCGGCATCGGCCTTGGTTTTCGGGTTCGGCGCAGGGGGCTTTAAGTTCATCCCTTGCTTTTTCGCAGAGGCACGACCTTTTGCGTTGAGGCCCCCTTTCGGGTCCTTGCCTTCTTTCCGAGTCCATGCTGGAGACTTAGCCATAGAACACCGTCACTTTGGCCGCAGTGGGTAAAGTTACGTGTACGCTCGTTGCAAACAAAATTCCCTGCCCGGGGATTAAATTTGCAAACGGGTTGTTAGTGTTGGCCGGGACGTTGAACTGCAACAGAATGGGGCCACTTGCGCCACCATCTCGGAAGATAATGTCCCCCGCAGTTCCGCCGGACAAGCACTGATAGCCCTTAACGCGGGTACGCGCAGCCACGAGCGTGCCCGTAGCTTCAAGGTGCGCTGCTCTTACGTCGGTTTGCATAGTCATGGCAAGCGCCTATTAGGCTGCGGCAACAACGATCACGCCATACGAAGCCGAAGCTGCGTCCACGGGGCTTGCAGTGATGTTAGATGCGCGGATAGTGACCGTGTTAGCGGCAGACACAAACGCGTTGAACACCAAGCCAGCGGCGGGGGCAGCAGGCAAAGACATCATGACTTCATCACCAACGGCAGCGCCAGTCACGGTAATGGTCAGATCAGCTTGCGATACAGCGGAAATAGAGGGGAAGTTCAGAGTGGCAGTAGCCGTCAGAACCTTGGTGATGGTGGCGGAGCCAGTGCCCGAGATGAAACCGTTCAGAGAAACGACCGGGCCGGAGAAAGTAGTGCGTGCCATTGAAACCTCACATGCGAATGATTGGGTGCTCTGTCTGCATGTCGTCAGCCGGGACTGTCAGAACACCGGGGACCCCGGAATGACTCAAATATACCCTATCTGGCAAAAAAGAAAAGGCCCCGAAGGGCCTTTTCTTGTTGCTTAGGCTCCGGGGGAACCAAAGATACCCAGAGGGTCCGAAACACCGAAGCTGTAACGCTCGCGGCTCTTGTAACGGGCGTTACCGGTATCGAAATCAGCGTCCATGCTGTTTTGCAGCGGGGTACGCACGAAGTGCTTGAGACCGTTAGGCACGTCAGTCATCAGGAACCATGCGTTGGTATCGGTCAAATAGTGGTTGACCGTATAGCCTTCGGGGATGGAACCCATCGACTTCAGGGCGTTGATGTCGTTGTCAGCAGTACCGACGCGCAGTTCGGTTTGCAACAGACGCTCAGCAACGAACTGGAGGCTCGGAGGAACGACCAGCTTGCGGGGCTTGGCAGCGATCAGCAAACCGCGTTCGTCTGTCCAACCGGCGATCTGAATAACGGCGGCTTCCAAGGAAGTCTCGTTCAGGTCGGCAGCGACAGTGGGACGGTTGCTGTTAACACCGCCAGACACCAGAGGGTGCGCTGTAGAGCACAGAACCTGACCGTCACCGTAGGTGGGGCCGCCAGCAAAGGCTTGGTTCAGGATCGCAGCGGCTTTAACCTGCTTGGTGTAAGCCATAGCACGAGCCAGCGCCTTGGTATAACGAGCCGACAGGCTGTCATACAGGTTATCTTCGATGGCCTCTTCGGTCAGCGAAAAACCCATAGCGATGGTTTCGTGGGTGTAACGAGCAGTCCATGCTTCCTGTGCATTGTCGTAAGCGATGGCGGAGCCTTCGTTCTTGACAGGTGCAGCGGAGAAGCCAGACAGCTTCGTTTCTTCTTCGAAGGAACGCTCAGAGGTTTCGCTTTCGAAAATCTCTTTGTGTTCTTCGCCGTACTTTTTGTACTCCAAACCAAACAGCGCATTAAGGCCGGGAAGGAGTTCTTTCAGTAGTTGGGCACGAGAAATTGCCATGATCTAACTCCTTAGATGCCGGTAGTGTTGTTGTAGGTATGGGTATTGATCTTGACGATCAATTCCACGAAGGCATCAGCGCCGGTGGCAGTGGCAGGCACCACGTCCACGATGCGGATGGGCAGGGTGGCAGTCGTATCGGTCGTATCGTCGATAGCCTGAGCGGAATCACCAGTGGTGGCGTTACCAGCATTCAAGATCACGGACGTGTTTTGACCAACAGCGGTGCGGCCCAGAGAAGCCATAGTAGTGCCCGAAGAGCACACAGCGGCTTTGAACAGCACAGTAGGGTCATCGACCACATAAGCGACAGCACTGGACGAACCGGCGGGAGCGTATTGCGCCTGCACAGTTTGGCCCATAGAGTTGACGTACTGGACGCCAACGCACACGCCCAGAGCCTGTGGAACAGCAGAGCCGTTCGTGGCTACTTGGCAGACGCCGCCAGAAGTGAGTTCAACGAGGTCGCCATCGAACATTGCAGCGGAGGTGAGTCCGCCAGACGAGGCGATTGGGACTAGACGAGTAGACCCAGCGTACGGAGTGCCACCAATTCGATTGATGGGTTGAAAACCGTACGGCTTATCAACGGTGGGGTAAGCCATATTTTGACTCCAAAAAAATTAGGTTCCTTTACCGAAAGTGACCTTCGTTTTGCGCTCGTTGAAAAGCGGCATGCGAGGATCATTTTCGCGCATAAGACTTTGATCGACAGACTGCATCTGGGCGTTAGCCTGTTCCCGGAAGAACTCGTTGCGGTCTTCAACCATTTCGGTCGGGGTCTTGCACAGCATCAAGCCACCAATCACCACGTTGTCCTTGAAGCGTTCGTTTTCGACGCCAGCAACAAAGATTTCGGGGTGGTCAGATGCCTTTACCGGCTCCCAACCTTCACGGAGTTTGAGGGACACGTTCATGGGGTCAGCTTCACCACGGGTGCTGATGCGAATCCAGTGGAAGTCATAGCCCGGCTCCGGGTTGGGAGTAGGCAAGGTATCTGGACGAATCCAATTACGCTTGCGGGCCGTTTTTTCACGGGTTTCCAGTTCACGGTTCAGTCTGTTCTCAGCCATTTTGTTTCCTCATTTCCTCAGCAACCTGTTTGGCGTAAATTTCCAGTGGTAATCCAAGTTTCTTTGCCAGTGCAACCTGCGTACGAGTCAGCGTGATCTTTTTGGGCGCAACGCTGCGGGTGGCGGGTGCAACAACATTCGTCTTACGACGACGCTCTTCAACCTCTGGTTCGTGGTCCTCTTCTTCATCTACCTCATCGGTAAACGAGTCGGGGAACACTTGGCGCATACGAGAGTTGATCTTCTCGTAGTAGTCGTCGCTCCGAGGATCGACGCCTTGTTTGACCAGCTTTTGGTGCAGCCCCAGCGCAAAGCTGGTCATCTCATCATCTTCACCAAACCACTTATTGGCTTTTTGCCAATCAGCGGCGCGGCGGTCAACGGATGGTACCGGGGCGGTTGTTTCAGTTTGTACCTCAGTTTCAGATTCTTGTAAAGAGGTAGGTTTGAGATTGGAAACTCGTGCGATCTTCAGTTTTGCGTCAGCCAGTGCTTCCTGTGCTGCAACAACTTTGTCCGCATCGCCTGCCTCATAGGCCAACTTGTACTTGGTCTTGGCATCTTCCAGTTCACGTTCGGCAGACTTTTTGGCCTGCTCGATCAGCACTTCTTGGTTTTTGGAGACAGCGCCCTTGAGCTTCTTGTTCTCCTCAGCCAACTGCTGGGCAAGGCGGATAGCCTCTTCACGCTCGCGTGCGGCGTCCTCGGCGGCACGGCGCTGGTCGTGGTAACCCTTGCTGAAGTGTTGCAGACGCTTGCGCACGCGCTCGGAGTAATCCTGCATCTCGTCGTCTGTCAACTCCATGGGAGCTTTGGACTTGCGCTTCTCGCGGTCTTGCTCGGGGCGGTCGTCAACCACCTCAATGTCAAGATCGTCATCCTTGGCTTTCTTAGCCTTGGACTCCTCTTTGGGTGCGGGCTTCTCGCTCTCGCGGCCCTCGATGGTAACTTCAAAGTTACCGTTCTCCGTCTCCTTTACGCCCTTGTCGGCCATTGCGGCTTTCTCGGGGTCAGGAAACTCGAACTCTACTTTTTGAAAAGCCATAGGTTCTCCTTATGCACGCGTTACGCCACGCGGATCGGCAATGACGGCATCAATTGAGTCGTCGTTCATGAGGCGGTACTCAACACCATTGACCTTGACACGAGTGCCAGAGTTGGCGCGGAACACCACGTAGTCACCTACCTTGCACCAAGGGCCGTTGGGATAACGATCCTTGTCAGCGTAGGCTTGTTCACCCATGTCCAGCACAAGGCCGGTGACTGTCATGAGCATTTCCTCATGGATAGTCTTTTGGGCTTTGATAATGCCCATCTCGCCCAAAGTCTCTTCGATCTGGGGCAGGGCAATCAGCAGCTTGTAGCCAACGGGCTTCGGAAGCTGGGCTTCCAACTCATCATCGGTTACAGCGGTTTGGTTTTCACTCATCGTTATCTTCTTCCATTTGAGAGCGCATAAGGTCTTTTGTGGTTTGGGTAGCAAGCTGGAGACCTCGAATCCTGCCTACTACTTCCCGGTATTCGGAGAAGTCTTTTGCCCCTCCGTTTACCAGAAACTGTGATGCGGAGGCCACGTCCTCCTCAAATTTCTCGATCAGCACGTCATAGACGGTTTTGCCCATGGATTACTCCTTCTTGCCCGGGGCGCTGGGCGTTTTCTTGGGTGTCGCAAGCAGCTTGAGCGCGTCAATCTTCATGCGGTCTTTGGCCTGTGTCTCTTGCGAGGTCACACGGTTCTTCTCGTTGTCCACGGAGGCCATCACCTTCATGGCGTCGAGCTTGAGCTTCCCGGCGGCAAGGGTGGCGTCCGTCTGGTCCTTGCTGGTCTTACGAGCGACCTCCATCTCTTGGACCTTGACCTTGGCCTGCTCAAGCTGGAACAGCGGGTCTTGGGCCTGTTGCTGCGCCTGTTGCTGCGCGGCTTGCTGCTGGTGGGCCTGAGTGAGTTGTTTACCAGCGTCAGCGATGAGGCGGGCCAACTGCACCTCGATCTCCTCGGGTAACTGCTCGTCGGGCGGTGGCAACTCGACACCCAAACGCTCTTCGATCTGCTTGCGGTACTGGAAGCCCAAGTGCTCGGCGATGTGCGCTTGCAGCGCGGCCATGATCTGCTGCGCCATGGGGTTCTGGCCGATGGTCTGAGCAATCATCGGGTCCTGCATGAACGCAGTGTGCGTAGCGATGTGCGCCTCGTGATCTTGGTAGATGAACGCCTTGATCGGCTTGCCAACCAGTGCAGACATGTTCTCGGACACGGGGTCGCGGGGCTTCTGATCCTCGCTCGTGGGTACGATCTTGTCAGCGTTGCGAATTCCCAACACTTCGATCATCTGACGGTGCAGGTACGGCAGGTCATAAATCTGCGGCGCATCCTTAGCCATCTGGAACACAGCTTGGTACTGGACCACGCGCTGAGCCATCGTGCTGCTGTTGGGGTCGCTGACGGGG